TGTAGTATTAAATAATCCACTACCACCAGCAGTTCTGTTAAAGGGAAAGTCTATTCCAACTGATACCCTACTATCTTGGTCTTCTATAAATCTATCTTTTCTTTTATCTAGTATTGGCATTATACAGGTTCCCTATCCGTTCCAGGCGCTATGGTTTTTAATACAACTTTAGAAACATTTGACTCAACTGCACCTAATGGGTTTGTTGTAGCTACACCCTCTTCTGATGATTTCATTTCTAAAAATATTTTACTAGGTGTTCCATCAGCACCAACTACAGTACCAGGACCAACGGGTGTCATAACTGTAGTTCCAACTGATGTCATTTTTAATTTAGTTACAGTAAATGTTTGAGATTGGATAAATGTAATTATAGCATCAGTTAAATCTTCTGCTAAAATATCTATCTTATCAATTGCTTTATCATCAAAATTAAAATTTTCACCAGTCTGTGTTGGTTGAAGATTTTTTATAAAAGCAGCTGCTATGTCTTCTTTAAGCCCCATTTCTAAACTTTTCCTTTTCTTCTACTTTCTTCATTACTTGTGAATAATCTTTGTTAAGAGCATTAGCTAGATGGTCAGGTAAACCAGCAGTATCTTCGGTTACCGATTTTACTTCCGCTTCCTTATTTATATTCTTCCATTCGCCTGAATGAGCAGTTTCTTTTAAGATGTCATTTAATATTGAATCTTTAGTCATTGGAACTTTTGTGTTAGAAGTTGGTGTATTTTTTTCACTCGGAGATAAGTTATGCTGTGGCACTCTATCTTCAACTATACTACTACTTTTATTACTAACTAACACTTCATCTAACTTTTTTTCAACTGCAGAAAACTTATAATCTAATTCTTCTCTTATAACTTCTCTTATTAACTTCTTAAATATATTAACCTTCATTATTATTACTCCTATCTGTATTTGTTTCTATAAAATGTTTTTTGCTTAAAAATTTTGTTGGTCCATCATCATAAACCCCATTGTCATCAGGAGTTCTTTCTTTTAACTCATCAATTAAAGCTTGTATTCTATTAAACATTGGACTTCCTGTTTCCCTATCATATAATGGTATAGGAACTCCTTGAACTAATGCTCTTGAATTCTGTAGTATCTCAGCGAATTTTAATAGTAATGCTCTTAACTCGTCACCTAATACCATTGGTTCTTTTTTATCTCTAGCTTTCTCTCCTAAATAAATATTACCAGAATTAATAACTGATTGACCTTGATTGTTTAATGTGAAATTAACAGCAGCTCCCAAGTTAATATTTCTACCGGATGATATTGATATATCACCCACATTACTTCTGCTATTAAATATAAGTCTATCCGATGTAATTAATATTTGGTCAAATAATATTTCTACATCATCGGTATCTTCTGAAAATTTATAGATAGTATCTAAACTTTCTATATCCGTATTATCTGAACCCAATACATTATTTCCTATACCAATTTGATATCTAGGACTTATGTTTTCAAATATACTATCAGTTGAGACTCTAAAAAATTGAATATCCTTTTCTCTTCCAATCTTATCGGAAAAAAAATTTTGTTCTATGCTACCATTAGATAACATGCCTATAACAGAACCTTCCATTGGGGTTTCAATAGGCAAAGTATTTCCATTACTTATAATTAAAGACGGGTTAGTAGACCTCGAACCTATTCTAATACTATTACCATGTCGCCCTTCAAATAACATATCTGTAAATTTTGATGTATTATAAACATCTTCTGTTTTTAAGTTATCTAAGTCTACACTTCTTTGTTTTATCAACTTTGGTTGATTTACATATGGATATCCAGCACCATATCCATTACTAGATAAAATTTCCAAATCAGAAAAACCCCTATTAGTTCTATTACTTGTAAATACGGGATTAGATGAATTATTTGGATTATTAAATGAATTTATTGGACCAATATAATAAACTTGTCCATCAGTTAATATCGTAAATAAAACTAAATCACCTTTGGTGATAGAATCACTAATACCTCTTATCAATGGAGAAGCTGATAGAGGTTTACCGGTAGTTGGTAATATAGAATCTAGTGATTGTATGTCTATCTGTTGGGAGGAAACTGCTTTTGTTACATTACCATCATCTGATTTTAAAAACACTTGAGTGACTTGACCTAAAAAAAATTCTGTGGCCATTATGTCTTTCCATACTTACTTCTTATACCTTCCATATCAACAATCTCATCTTTCTTTTTCTGTAGATCAGTTGTTACATCTTCGAGAGTTGCCATTAGTTGTTCTTTCTCTTCCTCGGAAAGTAAAGCAGCACTACCATCATCAATAGTTTGTTTGGACATAATTCTCTGATAGATAGTAGCTAATTTGACAAGGTTGTCATCATTACGAATACCAACATCCATCAACTCTTTGATTATAGGACCTACAATAGCTATGTCCTCTATACCTTGGATATAGCCATGAACTTCCTGAATCAATAAGTCAATCTGAGTTTTTTTTAACTTAGTGTTCTCGTATATCTCTTCAGATAAATCTGAAAAGTTTTTATCACCGAATATTTTATAATCGTTTTCCATACATATAAATATAGTACGGGTTTAGAATTACACTAAAGAACCTGTATATCTTAGGTTGTCTATATGACCACGGCTAAGAACTTCTTCTTGGATTCTAGGATAAATCTTACGGAATGTATTGGTGACCTGAGTAATCTTAGATGTCTTAACATCTGTCATTTCTCTAATCATAATGTATATTGCTTTCTTATTAAAGTTATCAATGTTATCTTTATTCTTACACAGATACAATATAGATTCAGCAATATCTCTATCGGCTGGTTTTGGAAAAAGTCTTTCTATATTTTCTTCAAAATATTCCATAGTCTTTTTGAATATATCTGAAGATGGGTTTTTTTCTATTACCTCATCGTCAACACCTTGAGTGTAAAGGGTATCCACATCATCGTGAATTTTTACTTTTTTATAGTTAGCATTATTATTTAGGATAAGATAATTCTTTGCTACCACGGAAAAGTAACTAAAGGCTTTACTACCTTTGGTTTCATCAAACTTGTGCATATTGATTACAAGATTAGATACGACCTCTTCTTGTAAATCTCTAAACCCATAACTAAAATAACTAAACTTAAATGTGTTAATTATGTTTTCAGCAAGTTTAAGAAAAGCTTTATGAATTTCTTCAGTATAAATTTTATTTCTTTCCGATGGTCTATCGGATTGATTATATCTTACAATGGCATTATGTACTGGTGTACCAAAATATATTTTACTTTTTTTCTTTCTTTTTTTCTTTAATGGGGGCATCTTCAACCTCGGTTTCAAATAAACTATTTAATTCATTTCCAAGTTGTTTTATCTCCGAAAAGAAAAAACCAACTTCATCATCGGACTCAAAGGTCCCTTTATCATCTATGGTTTTAAGTTGAAGTTTTATTGATTCTATTGTATTATTTATATTTAGTATTATGTTTTCGTAGTCGTTGATACGGCGTAATGCATAGAAAGCTACCAATCCTAAAAAGGTAGCAAGTATTCCAAATGTAACGGTTATTATGTAATGTAACAATTAAGACTCTAATTCTATTATTTTTTCATCTATCAAATCTATGGCTTCTATAAGTACTTCATTTTGTTCTTCACTAAGTTCTGTTTCTAATAACAAACTCTTTAAATCCTCTAAGAAAAGGATAATTTCGTTGTTAATCATTAAGCATCTCCTACGATATTAGTTAATAGTTCAAGCATCTGATCTTTATCAAAATCTTCTAACTCGTCTATATGATCATCTAATGTTTTAATTAAATCTTTCATATAACCATCTTTAAAACTTCGTACAGTTTTTTCAAACAACTCAGGATTTTCTACTTCTAATACATCTAATATTTGGTTAATCAAATCATTAGCATCTGTTAGATTCTTTCTTACCTTAAAAAACATTTCTTTATGCCTTGATTGTTCTACTTCTAAGGTATCTAATCTGCTAAGTATAAAAGATATAACTTTAATTATTTGTTCGTTTGTATGTTGTGATTTTTCCATATATCCATAAATATTTACTTACTATTGAAATCACTTATATTTTAGTTATTATTATTAAAGTTTAGGGGCATAGAAGAAAGGAAGAAAGAACTATGCCCCATATAGAACCTCTTGAAATGAGATTCAATTCTTTGAGAACGATTATAACCTATTTATATTCCTCTGTAATATACACAATTAAAACCATTAAGTCAAGCATTATTTTTGAGAACTTGAAACTAAATTGTTAGAAACTTGTTCACTTAATAGTGATTGTATGGTGAAATATAACGATGGGTTTCGTTTTAATAAATCTTTAAAATCTTTTTGAGGCCAGACCAAACATTCAGCGTTATGTTCTACCTTACAAGTTGCTGTTGCTGGTTTCTCTGTAAGGAAAACATCTCTCCTACAAACTGACCATCTTTTAATTCTGCTACTTTATTATCATTAACAAGAACATCAACCGTTCCGTTATAGATAAGGATTAAATCTTTTACCGGCTTACCTTGGGTTATGATAGGTAATGGTGTATTAAACTTTTTCCATTCGGCTACTTTGGTTATCTTTAAGAACTCAACAGGTGTCAAACCCTTAAACATAGTTTCATATAATTCTTTTTCTTTATCTGTCATATCAACAGGTCGTTTTTCATATATGATAACTGCTACATGATATAGATTAAGTAGTATAAAGATAATGTTCCAACCGATAGCAATCCACATAGGTTCGGCTGGAATATAAAAGTTATATAATACAGAGAATAAACTAGCAACTACAGATACGAGTCGTAGGTATAATATGTCCTTGACCAAAAATGAAAAGGCAATAAGACCAAATGCTAAATGTCCAGCTATAGTTGCTATATTCATATTACATATTCTTCTGAACTCTTTTTACATAAAAGTTCGTTTTAATATAATTCTTAGAATAACTTCTTGTTACGGTTGGACCATGACTATAAGCAGTAAGTGTTGCATCTAAGTCATTGAATTGTTTATTTAATTTAGATAGATACTTTATTCCAACTGTAACATTTACATAAGGATCAAACAAGTCTTCTTTGGGTGTTTGAAATTCTGACATCGCTGTCTTAGGTAGTATTTGCATTAAACCTAACGCACCACTAGTAGATACAGCTTTATGATTCCAATCTGATTCTGTTTGTATAACGGCTTTAACCATTTCATACTCCACACCATATTCCCAACAAAGAGCTTCTATGTAAATAAGTATGTGCTTAAGTTTAGATTTATTCAAAGAAGATTTAATTTTTTTTGCTTGAGTTTCGTAATCACTTGGTGTGAATGGCACATTGACCATACGGACAATGGTTTCGGTTTTAGTATTTATTATGCTAGATGGATTACTTAGATTGACATATCCAACAACGGATAGTGAAGTCAAAGATACACCTAACAGAAAATACAATCTGTTCATATTCATATTATTACCCTTTCTTTATTAATAAGTATGTTAAGATTCGTCTTCAAGTTTTCTAAAAACTTTTTTTTCTTTAGAGTTCATCATCTGTAATTTAGATAAGTTGTCCATCATCTTACCTTTTTGTACAAGTGATATTTTATCATTTGAGTATAGTTTGTTAACTTCGTCTACGGCTCGTTGATAACCCCATTCGATAAATTCTTTTACGATAGTTTGATAGAGAGTTTCTGTTTTCATATGAGAGAGTTTAGGACTATTAGAGTGAGAGATTTTTATCGTTGGTTTTGGGTTATATATATTATCATAATATTTTTCTAACCACCTATCCCAACTATTATCAGAGAAGATACCTTTAGCAGCTCGTCCACCATTAGCAGACCTACGGTCTAATCTCTGAATATTTCTTTTAGTATCCTCTTGGACAGGTTGAACAATCGCACCTGTCTTGTGGGGATATACAATGTGAGCTGAATACTTTTGTGTATCGGAACAATTGATACAAGTATCAAACCCAAGATGAACTCTTGACGAGTCTACCTTAGTAGAACATTTTTTACAATTACTGGCTAACATCTAATATAGCTTTTTCTAGCTCATCTTGAAGACCATACATCAGTTCCTTAGCAATATCAATAGATATTCTAGTATCTGTATTAGCAGAGTAATCTGGTAGAGTGTTATCTGCTTCATCTATCAAAGCTTGTATCTCGCTAAGTTGTTCTAATATTTCTTTATATTCCATTAGTTTAAATCTCCATACATTAAAAGGCTATTAACCAAAGTTTCATCATTTGCTGTCCATTCGGTTCTATCGTTCCAATAAACCTCGCCTGTCTCGTGATTGTAAATCTCTACGATATGTATCTCATCATCTATCGTATTGGTTACAACAGCAAAATCATCACAGGTCATATCAGGAGTTATCGGTTGGTAACCATAAGAATAGTCAATCATAAACTCACTAAAGTTAAGTTCTATGATATGAGCACCTAAATCGTGAATAGCAATCTTATGGTCTTTGTAAAATATTGTTTCGTCTAAGTTCATTATTTATTTCCTTTATTTAACACTTAAAGCTACTGTAAATATTTGGTAATGTCAAGCACTTTTACCAAAAAGTTTCTTTTTCTTTTATAGATGGTGAATCATCAGAAAATGAATCAGCCCACTCTGGTGTCCAATGTTCAGTTTCACCTAATATTTTTATATCAATCATTTTATGAGCAAACAGCACCTTATTTAAATGTAATTTGCTGTCTGCCCAAATAGAAAAGTTAACGACCTTATTTATACTTTGGTCTTTAGCTTTTATCTTATACCACATTTATTAAGCGTGACCTAAACCTTCATAGTAAAGTTCAGCATTTGCTTCTAGTTGTTCCACCTCACTTACTTCATCCAGGTGGTCTGTTATGACATCCACTTCATCTGGATCAAATGGAATGTCCCTATCCAAATCAACTTCAGTTTCGTAAGATGATACCGATGGTAAACCTGAATAGTTACAGGTCATATTATCGGTTTCATAAGATTTCATAGTTACCTCATCTACAAAACTCATCTTATTTGCTTCTTCCATTTTTGCTTCATGTTCTTCATAAGAGTTTCTAAGACTTTCTTTTAACTCTTCAAAGTATGTTGTTTCTGTAATGTTACCCATATTATTTTTCTCCATTTATAGCGTTATTAAAATCAGGATTTTCTTCACAATAAGTATCCATACTAAACTCGCCAGTTTTACAAGCTCTATTCGTTAGGTCTTCGTCCAACTCCATAAACAACCTATCACGACCTTCTTCACTAAACCAAGAGATACAATGTCTTTGTTCACCGAACACGCCAAACGCATCTTCACCGTGTCTAGTCATCTCAACAATTTTAATCTCGTTACTGACAGAAGAAAGAACATACTCAACAACAAGCTTGTTCTTCTCCATGAAGTCCGAAGAGTCTGTTTTTCCAAAGTAAAAATCATAAGTGTAAGTCATTCGTTTTTTCCTCTTTTGTTATATGTAAAGCTACTACAAATATTTGACAATGTCAAGCACTTTCTGGAATTAATCCATAAAGTCAATTTCAAAGTCATCCCATTCTGCTACATCATTCATCGGGCTAGAATCTATAAAGTTGTCATCTCTGAAATATGTTGAAACAAACTCATCATCCATATCTTCGTTTGAACCAGCAGTTACCCAATTTTCTTTGATATCTTTGTCAGCAGCTTTCTTTGCTTTCTTATCAATTATTAGGTCTTCTTCGCCGACTTCAAAGTCGAATGGTAGGTCATTTAGGTTTATACTCATATGTTTATTGTCCTTGTGTTATTAGTTATTTAAAATGTAAGGTTTATCCCACTTACCAAGATTAACTGATATATACCAACCCACATCAAAGTAATCTGTCATTATATCAGAGTTGTCATGGTTTCCATTGTTCATGGCTGGAATGACTTCACTCAAGAAGGCAAGAGCCTTAGAATTATCTTTGAAGTGGTCTTTGTACCAAAACTCATTTATGTTTCTGATAGTCCTACCATCTC